CTGCGCGAAGCGTATCGGCAGATGTATGTCGAGATGGGAATTGCGCCTGAGAAGATTGAGTTGCTGTTGGCGCCTGAGCGCCAGAAGCCGCGTCCGCTGGATCCGCTGACGGAGAACCAGAACGCGATTGTGGGCATGCCGATTATAGCGGGTGCGTATCAGGATCACGACGCGCACATCGCGGCACACGCGCCGATTGCGCAGGACAATCCGATACTGCAGGCGCACATAAACGAGCACTTGGCGATGAAGATGCGTCAGCAGGTAGAGCAGATCATTGGCCAGCCGCTGCCGCCTCCGGGTATGCCGATGCCCCCGGAGCTTGAGAATCAGGTTGCAGTCATGGTGGCACAGGCTATGCAGCAGCTGGCGCCGATGTATAAGCCACAGCCTGAAATTGATCAGATGGCGCAGGTTGAGATGCAGAAGTTGCAGCTGAGGGAAGCTGACAGCCAGCGTGATGCGCAGGTCGAAATGGCTAAGGCGCAGATTGAAGCTCAGAGTGACGCGGCGAATCGCGCATCGAGAGAAAAGATTGCGGCAATTAAGCTGCAGTCGGAGGCCCTGCGGAAACTTGGAGGTTTTCAATGAAGATGAGCGACATGCGGGCCAAAGCTCGCGCGATTTTCGGCCCGGCAATTGCTGAGCCCATGCCGAAGCAGCCGAATGGCGCGAAGGCCCTGCAGCAGCGCGCGAACGCTCGTCCGATCCCGACCTATAAGGTTGGTGGTCCTGTGAAGAAGATGCCGACGCCTGCTGAGAGCGCGGCTTCTGGGAATCGCATGGCGCGTCAGGAAGCTGACGAGATGCGTTTCATGGAGATGATTGAAAAATTGAAGCGTCCGATGCCAACGCCTGCCGAGTCCGTGAGGTCCGGCAACCGCATTGCGCGTGAAGAAGCCGCTGACATGCGTAGGATGAGGATGGCTGAGGGCGGCAAGATGCCTGATCTCACCGGTGATGGTAAGGTCACCCGGGCTGATGTCCTGAAGGGGCGCGGCGTTAAGGGTTTTGCTAAGGGCGGCGTCCAGACGTCGTCGGACACCGCGCGCAAGCTGGCCACCGAGATGGGCGGCATGAAGAAGGGTGGTAAAGCCAAGCCGAAAGACGGTCTGGCTGTTATTATCGCGATTGGTAACCCGAAGAAGCCGACCAAGAAAATGGCTGGCGGACCGATGGCATATGCTGAAGGTGGACGGCCCGTTAAGAAGATGAACGGTGGCGCGATGGCTGGTGGCTCGCGAGACATGGAAGCGTCGAAGGTGACGCGTGCTATGGCTATGGGCGGTGACCCGATGGATTACATGGATGGCGGCACTCCGATGGGCTACGCGGCTGGAGGCGCTGGTAAGACGCGCAAGGGTCAGGCGCCTATCAAGAAGGCTCAGGGAGGTGCTGCCAAGGTCCGCAAGGGCATGATGACGCCTGAGGGCAACATCATCGACGCCATGAATAAGATGCGCGGCAAGTAAGAGGGAGTGCGCGGCTGTGCCTGCAAGATCAAAGCGTCAGTATCGCTTGATGAGCGCAGCCGCGCATAACCCTGCCTTTGCGAAGGCCGTAAGAATTCCGCAGAAGATTGGCAAAGACTATATCGCTGCGACCAAGAATTACAAAAAACTACCGGAGAATGCCAATGTCAGCCGAGGAACTCGGTCGCCGCGCAATTGAGCGCATAGGCGAACTGCGCGACCGCGCCACCGAATACACATTAAATGCACGTTTTAGGCCGTCGAGCTTTGGGGATAAGCATATCCCGGCCATGACGGCGGAAGAGATTGCCCTTCAGGTGCTGGAGGGTAATGCGTCGGTGCGCGCTTACGCGACTGCGATTAGCGTCATCAACGAAGAGTACAAGCGTATGATGCAGCCAGACGAAGATAAAAAACCGGAGCAGATAAGAGGGAGTATGTATTGATGAGTATGAGTAATATCGAGCCTCACGAAGAGGCTTTGGCCAAGAAGTTGATCAACGACGAGTTCATCTCAATCACAGGGCTTGCGTTTGATATGCGCCCTGCGGGGTATCTCGTGGCGGTCAAAATTTATGTTCGCCCTGAAGAGCTTAAAACGATCACGCAGGAAGACGGGACGGAAGTCACGCTGTATCTGCCGGATACCATTCGCGCTGAGGATAAGTATTCCTCCGTGTCCGCTCTGGTGTGCGCCGTTGGGCCTGAAGCCTATCAGGGTGAGAAGTTCGAACGCTCCGGTCCTTGGTGTAAGGTCGGCGATTGGATTCTAATCCCGCGCTATGAATCTACGATGGTTTCCTATCGCGGTGTTGCGATGGCGCTCTTGCCCGACGACCGCGTGATGGCCGTTATTGCCGGTCCGGAAGACGTGATGTCGGGTAAGTTTGCTGGAAACTTCTAAGGAGCTAAGCATGTCTACTGATCCAGAAATGCAAGAACTTCCGTATACCGACGACGGTCCTACCGAGGACGTCGAGATCGAGATTACGGAGGAAGATCTTGGTGAAAGCCTAACCGAATACGAGGAAGGCGAACCTGAACAGGAGCAGCCTGAAGAGGTTGCTGAACAGGAAGAACCTGAAGAGGAAGAAGAGGTTCCCAAGCGTCGTCGTTCGGCTGACAAGCGCATCATTGAGTTGGCCCGTAAGGCGTCTGAAGCAGAGCAGCGTGCTCAGAATGCTGAGGCGCGTCTGGCCAAGGAAGCCCAGCTGCGCGAGCAGTCTGAGCAGGCAATGATGACGCATTACAGGAGTAACCTGAGCGCCACCGCGATGGACCTGAAGCAGAAGCTCGCTGAAGCTCGTTCGATGATGGACAACGAACGGATTGACGATCTTCAATATCAGTTCAACAAGACGATGAACGACATTGAAGCGGTGACAAACTGGGAGCAGGACCAGCAGAACAAGGCAGCTCGTCCTGCCCCTACCGAGCAAGCAACCCCAGCGGCGGCTCAGCAACCGCAGGTTACACTTGAGCCGCGCACTGTTAGCTGGATTCAGAAGAACACATGGTTCCAGCCGCAGTCGACGGATTTTGACGCTGAGATGCACGAAGAGGCCACCATGTACGCACGACGCGTTGAGCGTCGTTTTCGTTCAGAGGGGCGGGATGACGAGATTGGCAATGTCGACTACTTCACGGAAATCGACCGCCATATGCGCCGGGAGTTTCCCGACGCGTTCTCAGCGCAATCAACCCCAAACAAGAAGACCCCTGTGATGAGCCGTGATTCAAATGTTGCACCCGTCCAGCGCTCCGCTCCGGGTCAGCCTTCAAAGAAATCTACGAGTGTCGTTCTAAGTAAAGATGAGCGGCGTCTGGCACACCAGATGGCTCAGTCAGGCGCCTACAGAAACAAGAACGGTAGTCGCATGAACAATCTTGAAGCTGAAAAATACCACGCAATCTACATGGTAAAACAAAATAAGGGAGCAAACTAATGGCTCGTTCTTCTCGCATTAGCACGACTCGTGCCGTTGAATCTCGCGAAGCAGGGCTGCGCAAGCGCCCCGAAACGCACTTCAACTCCAAGCTCTATGTTCCAAAAGACAAGATCCCTGCGACCATGACCTACGCATGGGTTCGCGAATCGACTCTGAACGAGCCGGATCCGGACAACATGACCGACCGAATGATCCGTGGTTGGAAGCCTGTCCCCGCCAGCCGCCATCCTGAGATGGTGCCGCCCCCGCTTCCGGGCTATGAGGGGATAGAAGTCATGGTTATCCGTCGCGGTGGCCTGATGCTCTGTGAATGCCTCACCCGCGATGTGGAAGAGCGCATCCGGGATCGAGATCTGGAAAACGTCGAAACCCTGCAGGACGTGGCATGGACCGGTCAGAATGATCCGAACCTGCCCCGCTTTGAGGACAAGGATAGTGGAGTGGCGTTTGAACGCGTCACCTCCTTCAAGGACTAACCTCCGGTCCGCAGTGTGTTCTACTATCGCTGTGGCAACTTGCCCCCGCTTGGGAAACTGAGCGGGGGCCTTTTTATGCGTCGTTGACAACCTTTTTGTTTGGGTATAATTTACAACTACATCGACACCACGTCACGTATCGTGGTCCCTGAGCATGGAAGGCTCACCCCGACGCCACGTCACGTACCGTGGCCCATGAGCATGGTAGGCTCGCGTCGACGCCACGTTACGTACCGTGGTCCCTCAGGCGGGTAACAGCCGTTAACCCTCAACTTCAGCATGGAGAATCCGTATGGCTTACGGTACCAATGCGCCTCAGGGGCTCGTCCCCGTCAAGAAGCTGGATGGCTCTGCTTGGACTGGCGCGACAAACCCGTATCAAATTGCTAACGCTTATGCGACTGCGTTGTTCCGTGGCGACCCCGTTGCAGTTCTTACTGACGGCACGCTCGGCGTCGGCGTTGCTGGCTCGACCATCACTGGCGTTTTCTGGGGCGTCAAGTTCATTGACAGCACCGGTCGCGTCCGTTTCGAGAACTACTGGCCGGGTAACCCCGGTGTTCAAACCGGCTCAACCGTTGAAGCTCTCGTGATCGACGATCCGAACACCGTGTTCACCATTCAGGAAACGAGCAACACTGGCACTGCGGGTACTCCGCTGGCTCTTGCTGATCGTGGCCTGAACGCGAACTTCCTGTACACCGCCGGTTCTACCGCAACGGGTACTTCAGCCGTGTCGCTCGACAACTCGACTGAAGCTGCAACCTCAACGCTGAACCTCAAGATCCTTTCGCTGGACCCGACCCCGGGTAACGTGATTGGAAGCTTCGCGAATTGGCTCGTTATCATGAATAACCAGTCCTATCGCGGTGGCGTGACTGGCATCTAATCAGGCCAGCAGGGAGATTAAAAAATGGCTATTAATACCACCGCAATCCGCGATCTGCTCCGGCCCGGTTTGGCCGCCGTTTTCGGCGACTATCCGATGTACCCGGGCCAGTGGTCGGAGGTCTTCGAGAAGCACACGTCCGATAAGGCCGTTGAAATCGAAGTCGAAGTCAAGCTGCTCGGCTTGGCTCAGATCAAGGCAGAAGGCGCCTCGACCGCTTACGGCGAAATGGGCCAGCGCTTTGTAACGAACTACGTAAACCGTTACACAAGCATTGGTTTCATCATCACCCGTCAGGCGATCAAGGATAACCTGTATCAGTCGTCGTTCCCGCTGCAGGCGAAGGCTCTTCGCCAGTCGATGGAACAGACCAAGGAAGTTCTCGGCGCTTCGGTGCTGAACAACGGCTTCTCGGCCAACTTCCCTATCGGCGACGGTCAGCCGCTGTTCTCGACTCAGCATCCGATTGATAACGGTGTTGTTGCCAACACCTTCTCAGTCCAAGCTGACCTGAACGAAACCTCGCTTCAGGACGCCATCGTTGGCGTTCAGCGCTTCCGTGATGCTGCGGGCCTCCGCATCATGACAAAGCCGACGAAGCTGATCGTTCCGGCTGAACTGCAGTGGACGGCTACCCGCCTTCTGCAATCGCAGTTCCGCGTCGACACGGCGAACAACGATATTAACGCGATTTACAACAACTCTGCGGTTCCGCAGGGTCATCGCGTTAACATGTTCCTGACCGACACGAACGGCTGGTTCCTGATGACCGACGCTCCGAATGGCTTCAAGTACTACGAGCGTGAAACCCTTGAAACCGACGTCTACACGGACTTCGACACCGACAACCTCAAGGCGAAGGCCATTGAGCGTTACTCGTTCGGCTGCTCGAACTTCCGTGCTGGCTGGGGTTCGCAGGGCGCTTCCTAAATCCCGGGGGTGGGGCTTCGGCCCCACCCTTAGCTATGGAGAAAACTCATGACTCATTTCTCTGACGGCGTTCGGGCAGGCAGGAACTTCGCTAACAACGGGACCGCTAGTGAGCCCGGCGCTTTCATGTCGCCGATCAATGTTTATGACGTTGTACCTGTAGCTTTGTCGGCAACGGCAGTGGCTGCAGCTCAAGCAGTAGCCGGCGCTGGTAACCTCACCATAAACGGTGCTTCTGCAACTGGTGGTGTTGCTACTCTGGACGTACCTCGTGCAGTTTCAATTGTTTCGAGCAACGCTGGTGACACGACTCAGACCGCGACTGTAACAGGTACGGATGCTTACGGGCTTGCAGTATCGGAAGCAATTACGTTTAACGGCACATCAACTGTTTCTGGCAAGAAAGCATTTAAGACTGTAACTCGCGTTGCAATCTCAGCTGCTCTTACTGGCAACGGTAGCGTTGGTTCGACGGATATATTTGGCCTTCCAATCCGCGCAAATAGCCGTAACTATGTGCTGACCGCATGGAACGGCGCGTTTGTGACGACCGGCACATTCGCGGCGGCTGTTTCGACCAGCCCGGCTACGACGACCACTGGCGATGTTCGCGGCACCTATTCGGTTCCGGACGCGTCTGATGGTACGAAGCGCTTGACCCTCTGGGTTTTCGTCTTTGATGACGACACGCAGACTGGCCTTTACGGCGTTACTCAAGCCTAATGATTGGGGCGGCCTTCGGGTCGCCCCAGTTATATGGAGACCGGGATGCGCTCGAAGAAAGATTTCCAGTTTAAAGCTGCGCACAAGAACCCAAAGGGCGGTCTCAACGAGGCTGGCCGAAAGGCTTATAACGCTGCCACTGGGAGTAATCTGAAGCGCCCGCAGCCGGAAGGTGGCTCGCGCCGCGATAGCTACTGCGCCCGCTCTGCTGGGCAGATGAAGATGTTTCCGAAGGCTGCTAAAGATCCTAACTCTCGGCTGCGGCTCGCCCGCAAAGCGTGGAACTGCTGACATGCGTGGCAAGAAAAACTTCATCGCCGAAGCCATTAAAAAGCCCGGCGCCCTCCGCAAACAACTCGGGGCAAAGGCTGGCATGCCGATCCCTGCAGGTAAGCTCGAAGCCGCCGCAAAAGCACCCGGTAAGATGGGTCAGCGCGCTCGCTTTGCCATGACTCTTAAAGGGATGAAATAATGGCTGATTCACCCACCTCGCAGATTCTGGTCGATAACCAGACGACCGCTGTCATGCTGTTCACCAACGTCTCGGACGGCACAGGTGAGTCGCTTGTAACCAAGGTCAACGTAGCAAACCTCTCGGTGAACGCTCTGGGTCAAACCTGCAACGGCGTCAGCGTTCAGAAGATTCATACGGCCTGCCACGGCATGGAATTCCGTCTGTTCTGGGATGCGACCACGGACGTAATCTTCTTTGCCAGCGCGCAGAACAATCAGTTCACGTTTGACTTTTCGAGCTTCGGTGGACTGCGGAATAATTCAGGCACTGGGAAGACCGGAAATATCCTGTTGAGCACCTTTGATCAGAGTTTGGGCGACACGTACACGCTCGTCCTTGAAATGACCAAATACTACAACTGAGGGAGTCTATCATGATCACCCGTGCATATCCGAACGCCAAGGGCGAACGTCAGGAAGTGGCGATGACCGCTGCTGAGTGGGAAGCTCTGACCGTAGAGCAGCTGCAGGACATGCTGGGCTTCAACGCTCCGGTGCCTGCACCCGCCGCTATACCCGCCGCTGCACCCGCCGCTGCACCCTTTGCTAAGCCAAAGGCCAAGGGCAAGTAATGCGTGGCCGCAAAGAGTCGCGCGTGAATGAAGCCGGGAACTACACAAAACCGGGTATGCGCAAAAAAATGTTTGAAAGCATAAAGGCTCGTGCGATTCAAGGCACCGGGGCAGGGCAATGGAGCGCGCGCAAAGCACAGCTTTTAGCTAAGAACTACAAGGCCAAAGGCGGCGGTTATGCCGATTAGAAAACCCCAGCAGTCCCTAAAGGACTGGGGCGATCAGAAGTGGACCACGAAGTCCGGCAAGCCGTCGAGCAAGACCGGCGAGCGGTACCTCCCTGCGGCGGCGATTAAGTCGCTGACTCCGAGCGAATATGCTGCTACGACTAAGGCCAAGCGCGAAGGCAAAAAGGCGGGTAAGCAGTTTGTCGCTCAGCCGAAGGCCATTGCTAAAAAGGCGGCGAGGTTCCGATGACCACTTCGGGCACATATAATTTTGGCACGACCGAACAGATCGATGTCATCACGGAAGCCTACGAGCGCGTAGGGCGGAATCCTTCGTCGCTGGCTTCAAACGATATCGACAGCGCCCGTCGCTCGATCAACTACATGTTCTCCGACTGGGCGAACAACGGCCCAAACCTTTGGGCTGTGGATCTGCTGTCGATTGTGCTGACCCCGGGCACGCTTTATTACGATCTGCAGCCACGCACGGTGTCGCTCCTGCAGGTCTACACGCGCACCACATCCGGCGGTATTAACACCGACCTGATGATGTCGCCAATCAGTCGGGCCGAGTACGACGCCATCCCAAACAAGGCGCAGCTGGGTCAGCGCCCGTTCCAGTATTATTTTGAGCGCACGATCACGCCACGCATCTACATCTGGCAGGCGCCGGTAGCCGCAGGCGTTACGCTCTTCTATCACCGCATGAAAGTGCAGGAGGATGCTGGCGCGTTCACGGATAGCATGGACGCTCCGAACCGCTGGATGGAAGCCATCGCCGCCGGGCTGGCCGCGAAGCTATCCGTAAAGTTTGCGCCTGACCGCCTACAGTTTCTTCAGGGCCTTGCCGATGGCGCCTATGAACGTGCAGCCGCTGAAGACCGTGAAAGGGTGCCGCTGCGCATCACTATTGATCCCACCGGAGGCTACTGATGCAGTACGCATATGGACAGGGAAAGAAGCATCGGACCGGACCCGAGTTCGATGCGAAGGATCCAAAAGCAATCGCAATCTGCGATGGCTGCGGGTTCCTCGTGCAGCACACCCACCTCCGGGAGAAGAAGGATTATCGTGGCGGCTCGACACCAGTCGGGCTGAAGATCTACGTCTGCGCCTCCTGCGACGACGTTCCTCAGCCCTATTACAGCCGCCTGCTCCTGCGACCGGATCCTGTACCGGTGAGAAACCCCCGACCTGATTCACAGGATGTGCAGACGAACGCTCAGGAAGTGGCTGCTAACGCGTTCTCGCTCTACCTCAATCAGTTATATGGATTGGCATAATGGCTGACATCAAGATTACTGGCCTTACAGCGGCTACAACCCCGCTCGCGGGCACCGAACTGCTGGAGATCGTTCAAGCCACCTTTAGCCGTAAGGTGGCGGCCTCTGACATTGCGGCAACGGCAACTAACGTCCGCACGGTGGCGACTGGCGGCACGGGCGCTGCGACGCTCACGGGCTACGTCAAGGGCAACGGCACGTCCGCGTTTACGGCGGCTTCAACAATCCCATTCTTGGATCTGGCAGGGCGCGCGTTTGCTCAGCCGTCTAGCTCTGTGGATCAGACTGGGAACGTTTTGGCGGGAACCGCTGTGACGTTTAACACCGACCTAACCGGAACTGGAATTAGCGTCGTTGCCAGCACGCAGATTACGTTAGCAGCCGCCGGTACATATATGCTTGCTCCGGCAATCCAGTTTGTGAACTCCGCTGTTGCAGATTCCAACGTCACTGTATGGTTCCGTAAAAACGGCACCAATATTGCGAACTCAGCAAGGATTCTCACGGTTCCAAAAACCGGTGACGGTGGATCCGCCGTTTTCAGCGTGAACTTTTTTGATACCGTCACAGCAGGGCAATACATTGAAATTATGTGGCTTCCGGCAAGCGTCACTGTAACGGTTGAAGCCTTTGTTGTTGGGGCCATCGCTCCGGCAGTTCCGTCGATCTTCTGCCCTGTGATGCGAATCGCCTAATGATCGAGGAGCTCATTTCCCGCGTGTTTTATGCACGCAATCTGGCGCACTTCGAGCATTGGCGCGCCAAGGGTGAGGGCAGTTATGCCAAGCACATAGCTCTGGGCGAATTCTATGACGGCGTGATCGACACCATCGATCCGCTGGTCGAGGCGTATCAGGGCGCATTCGATCTCATCAAAGCAATCCCGGTTCCCGAGCAGGCGATGAGCGATAGCCTGAAGTGCCTAGAGGCCGACGCTAAGTGGATTGAGGAGAATCACGAAAAGATCTGTAAGGGCAATCGCGCTGTCGGGAACCGGATCGACAACGTGACGGGGGTCTACCTCGACGCCATCTATAAGCTGCGAAACCTTCGGTGATGCAGATTGATATTAATACAATCGTAACCGCTTTGACATTTCTCGGCGGTTTAATCGGTGTATGGACGACGTTGAACAGCCGGCTCACAAAGCTGGAGTCTCGTTTGCAGTTCGGTGACGAGCGCTTTCAGTTGATCGACCGGCGCTTTGATGAAATGCTCACTCACCTGCGGCGGATTGAAGATCGGCTGCAGCAGGTGGCTGACCGACAACCTAACTGAAGGGGAGGCCTCATGAGCTTCTGGGATCGCTTTGAAAGCAACCGCGAGGGCATCGAGGACACGGTCGAGTTCACGATCCGCGTGGCGGTAATCACACTGGCCTGCGTCGTGCTGGTCGTCGTGGCCGCACTGGTCGCCGGCCTGTTCGCGTCCAATGACGTGGTGGACAGCGACAAGGTGTTCGAGATCGTCGGCCCAGCGTTCAACATGGTCATCGGTGCCTTCGTCGGCCTTCTGGGTGGCCTGAGCCTCAACGCTAATGCGCGTGACGCGAAGCCGGCGGAGCCCACTCCTGTCGAGCCTGAGCCGCTGCCGACACCTGAGCCTGAGCCTATGGCTGCGACACCGGAACCGACCCCTGCGACTGAAGATGACGATGACATGGCCCCGTGGGAGAAGTACCGCAACGACCTGCGCTACGACGCCAACGGCGACGGCGTGGTCGACGAGGACGACTTCCCGGACTGGCGTAATCCGAGGGCGTAATGGCTGGCAATCTTTCTACCGTTGAACTGATCGGCCAGCTTTGGCCAATTGTTCTGGCATTCATTTCGCTGGTGATTATCCTCGCCAAGATGGACGTGCGCGTCGCCGTGGTTGAGGAGAAGATCAAGGCGCTGTTTGAGTTGTGGAACAAGAAATGAGCCTCGTTGATCTCCAGAAAAAGATTGGCGTCACCGCCGACGGTGCGTTCGGACCGGGCACGTTCAAGGCCGCCGCCGCCTACTACAAGCTGAACAAGAACCGCGCGGCGCACTTCTTTGCCCAGACGGCGCACGAGTCGGGGAACTTCACGGCCTTCAGTGAGAACCTGAACTACGGCGCAAAGGGCCTGCGCGGCATCTTCGGCAAGTATTTCCCGACCGACGCTATGGCCAAGGCGTACGAGCGCCAGCCGCAGAAGATCGCCGACCGCGTTTATGCCAGCCGCATGGGCAACAACGTCGAGGCATCCGGCGACGGCTGGAAGTACCGTGGGCGCGGTGCGCTGCAGCTTACGGGCAAGTCGAACTATCAGGCGTTCGCGGACTACATCGACCGCCCGGACGTGATGGAAAATCCGGGGCTGGTGGCGACTGAACTTTGCTTTGAGTCGGCACTGTGGTTCTTCGACAAGAACAAGCTCTGGTCTATCTGCGATCAGGGCATCAACGACGCCGCCATCCTCGCCCTGACCAAGCGCATAAACGGCGGCACGCACGGTCTCGACGACCGCGAGGCGAAGACGAAGAAGTTCGCCGGGTGGCTGCCATGAACGTCAACTGGGGCGACGTCCTGAAGGGCGCAGTGCCCATCCTGATCGCCTGCATTGCGTGGCTGCTGGGGCAGGTGAACACGTTCGAGACGCGACTGACCAAGATCGAAGCGTCGATGCCCGTCCTCATCACGCCGGATGGTGTGCCCACGGATAGCTCGCTTTCGGCAAAGGCTCGATCTGAATTGCGTGAGCATCTGACGGGCGAAATAAATGACCTGAAGGTGCGTGTTGGCGTCATCGAGAGCAAATCTAAGTGAGGAGGCTACCATGGACCTGAAGAAACTGGCGCTCAACGCTGCCAAGAAAGAGGCCGAGAAGATTGTCGTCAACAAGGTCACCAAGGGTGTGATCGGCAACTCCCACCCGCCTCAGCGCTCGCTGATGGAGAAGCTGACGAACGTGAAAAACAAAGGCGTGATTGCGTTTGCAGCCGTCGCAGCCTTAATTGCAGCAGTCGCTGAATTGATGTAGGGTTTCGCTATGGCCACAGCGATGACCTATACCAGCTTGCTGAACGACCTCCGGAACTATCTGGAGCGCGGGGCAACGCTTGCGACGGATCCTTCGGTCTACCTCCAGCTTCCCAGCCTGATCGGCCTCGCTGAGCGCCGCCTCGCCCGGGAACTTAAGATCCAAGGTACCGTCACCGTCGTCTCATCGACCATGACTGTGGGAGAGCCTACCTACCCCAAGCCCGACCGCTGGCGCGAAACCGTCAGCATCCGGGTTGGCACCGGCACCGGCTACAACACCACGCAGGAAGTCTTCCCGCGCGCGTATGAATATATGCGCCAGTACTGGCCGAACCAGACGCTAACCGGAACGCCGAGGTTTTATGCTGATTATGATTATTCGCACTGGTTCTTCGCGCCTACACCGAACGCCCCGTTCCCTTACGAACTGATCTATTATGAACTGCCGCCGCTTCTCGGTGACGACGTTCAAACGAACTGGTTCACGGAATACGCGCCAAACGCCTTGCTCTACGCCTCGCTTATGGAGGCCGCCCCGTTCCTCAAGAACGAAGAGATCATCCCGATCTGGCAAGGATTCTACGACCGATCCGTCGCCGCGCTGAACGGCGAAGATATCCGCCAGATTGCTGATCGTGGCATCATCCGCAGGGAGGATTAAAGGTGCCCAGTTTCACAAATACTTTCGGCGGTACAAATATTTACGCTGCAAACGTCAGCTATCGCGCCATCGCGCTGACTGCTAACGTAACGCTGACGTGGCCGACTGAAGTCGCCACCAACACCGACGTCGTCGCGTCCATTATGGATGTCACACCGTCTGCGGGCAGCCTCACAATCCGCATGCCTGACGCCACTCAGGCTTCGGTTGGCGAGACGGCGCTGTTCTTCAACGTCGGCGCGTTCTCGTTCACGGTCGCTGATAACAGCGGCAACACGATCCAGACGATTGCTTCCGGTGAAGCATGGCAGATCTACATGATCAGCAATGCGACCGTAAACGGCACATGGCGCGCGATTGAATACGGTGCCGGTACGTCGTCCCCGTCCGCGAGCGCGCTGGCTGGAGCAGGCCTCAAGGCCATTACCACGACGCTCAATCAGGCCGCGCCGACGACATTGCTCTCTGCCAATTACACGCTCACGTCCTCAGATCGTGCCCGCGTCCTCGTATGGAACGGTGGCGCTGGCACGTTCACGATGCCGTCTGCGGCTGCAGCTGGAAATGACTGGTTCTTCGACGCACGTAACTCCGGCTCAGGCGGCCTTACGATTGCTCCGTCTGGCGGCGAACTCATCAACGGGCAGGTATCTCTGGTATTTAACCCGGGTGACAGCGCGCGGGTTCTGACGGACGGTGCAAACTTCTACACGATTGGCTACGGCCAGAGCGCGTCGTTCTCGTTCGATTATGTGTCGATCAGCCTGACTGGGCAGCCCAGCCCGTACACGCTCTCGGGCACCAACCTGAACCGTATTGCCTATCAGTTCAGCGGCGTCCTGACCGCGAATATGCAGATCATCGTGCCGAACACGATTCAGCAATACTGGGTTCGAAACACGACGACCGGAAGCTACTCGCTCACCGTTAAGACCGCATCCGGCACGGGCATTGCTGTTGTTCAGAACGGCGCTGCAATCCTGTACTGCGACGGAACGAACGTCGTCGAGGCCGACACCAACAACCTGTCGACGCCAATCGCCATCGCTCAGGGCGGCACCGGCGCCACCACTGCCGGGACGGCGCTCATTAATCTCGGCGGCACGTCGCTAGGCATCGGGATCTTTACCGCCGTCAACGCCGCTGTGGCACGCGCGTCCATTGGTGCAGCTGCATCAGGCGCCAACGCGGACATCACGTCCCTCTCGGGCCTTACGACGCCAATCAGCGTGGTTCAGGGCGGCACCGGCCAGACGACATACACGAACGGTCAGCTGCTGATCGGCAACACCACTGGCAACACGCTGACGAAGACGACGCTAACCGCTGGCACTGGCATCACGGTCACGAACGGCACCGGCTCGATTACGATTACCAACACCGGCCCTGACTCGTTTCCGGGCGTCGGTATAGCATACTCAACGGGTACAGCGTGGGGCACCTCTTACAGCACGAGCGGCACTGGCACCGTAGTTGCATTGAGCGCAAACCCGGCGCTGACTGGTACGCCAACGGCTCCAACGGCGACCGTCGGAACTAACACGACGCAGATCGCAACGACTGCTTTCGTGACGGCGACGTCGTTCGTTTCGGCGCTTCCGGGTCAAGCAGGCAACGCTGGTAAGTTTATTACCACGGACGGCACCAACGCAAGCTGGAGCTATGTGCCACTGACGACGGGTGTATCTGGCATTCTGCCAGTTGCTAACGGCGGTACTGGCGCTGCCACACTGACGCTCAACAACGTCATTCTTGGCAATGGCACCGGCGCTGTTCAGGTGGTCGCTCCAAGCACGGCTGGCAACATCCTACAGTCGAACGGCACGACGTGGGTGTCGACCACGCCGGGGCCGTCTGGCGCCACGCTCAGCAACGATACGACCACGAACGCTACGCGGTTCCCGATCTTCGCTGACGCCACGTCTGGCGCTGCTATCACGGTCTTTACCAGCAGCCCAAACTACACGTTCAATCCGCTCAGCGGGATTCTAAAATCAAAGGCGTTCAACGCATCAAACAGCTTTTTCATCAGCGACAACACGCTTATTGAGAGCTATACCGTTGTTTCAGGACAGAACGCTATGTCCGTTGGACCCATCACGGTGCCAGCCTTAATGGTAGTGACGGTTTCGGCGGGCGCTAGGTGGGTAGTGATCTAAGATGAGCACAATCAAATCAGGCACCTCCAGTGGTCAAGCCATCGCCGTCACCGGTGATACGACCGGCCTGTTGGTGTTCCAAACAAATGGTAGCACCACTGCGCTTACGCTTGGTGTGGATCAGTCTGCTACGTTTGCAGGGAACGTGACTGTGACCGGTACGCTTACGGCTACTGGCGGCCTGACGGGGGTATTACCGGCTGTGAACGGTGGTACAGGACTATCGTCGTCGGGTACTTTGGGCAATGTCCTCACTTCAAATGGAACTACGTGGGTTTCGCAAGCTGCGGTTAGCGGCGCAGAACCATTTGTGTTATTCGTAAACGGCGGCAACACGGCACCGGGTGATCCCCAGTCCGCGCTTGGTATCATCTAAGGAGCAAAGCATGTCCACGTCTGCTCAATACGCCTCAACGCCAGTCTTTGGATCAGCAACGCTGACGACGGCTGATACGTCTCTCACGGCACCCGCCACTGTCGGTACCATTTTGACCGCAGGCGCGTCTGGAACCCGCATCGATTATATCGACATTCAGGGCGTGGCCACGACCGTAGCCGGCCTGATCAATCTGTTCGTCTTCGACGGCACGAACTACATCCTGTGGCAGCAGCTTCCTGTGCAGGCCGTAACGAGCAGCACGACGGCTCCGGCTTTTGCTCTGGCATTGTCCAGCAACGGTAACTCGAACATCATGCCGCTGACGCTGCCGACCGGACACTCGTTGCGTGCCGCCGCTTCGGTTGCCCAAACGGGCGTTCGAGTCAGCGCGTACGGAGGGAACTTCTGATGAACCGTGGCACTTACGGGTATCCGCTTCCGCCTAACTATGCGACGCGCGTGGATCCTCCGCGCTGGACGCGGTTTCAGTTGATCACGACTACGACTTCTTCGTTTGTTGTGCCCAGTAACGTCTTCCAGATGGGCGTCGCTGTTTTTGGCGGTGGCGGATCTGCCAGTGCCAGTTTCGGCGGTGGCGGTGGCGGTGGGGGTTTTGCGTATGGTGTTGTAGATACAATTCCGGGGCAATTGCTTCCCACTATAACCGTAGGCGCTGCGGCGGGGACGTCCTCGTTTGGCACACTCCTTACTGCCACTGGCGGCGTTACGGCTACAAGCAACACCGGAGCGGCTGGCGGGGCCGGCACTGCGTCTTCCACTCTTAGAAACATAATTACAGCTTCGGGCGGCGCAGGCGGCACCGGGGTTAGCTCAACTTCTTGTGGCGGCGGCGGCGCCGCTGGTTCTTTTTATGGAACTGGTGGCGCTGGTGGTGCCGCGTCTGGTGGCGCAGCTAACGGCGCGGGCGGCGGTGGTTTTGGTCCCGGCGGAGCTGGAGGCGCGTGCACAGGCGGAACTAATTCGGGAGGCGGCGGAGGCGGAGCTAATTTCCCCGGGGCGGCTGCCCAAGCTGGTCTTGGCGGCGGCGGTGGTGGTGGAACTATGGGGCCCGGTCGTATTTCTAACAGCCGTGGGGGTCTTGGGGGTCCCGGATATGCTGAAACGCCAGCTACTACATATCCATCGATGTTACTTAGTACACAAGTATATGGAGCCATAACTCCCGGTAGCAGTTCTGTTGGGATTGAAAGTCCATTTATTAAAATGGTTTATCAAGCGCTTGATGGAGCGGGTGGTATGGGAGTGTCTTTTCAGAGTGATTATAGCGTTTATTTGATGGGGATGCCGGGCGGTCAAGGTGGAGGCGGCGGTGGTGGCAGTGTTGCCAATTCCGGCACCGGTGGTGGTAGCGGTGGTTTTGGCGGAGGCGCAGGCGGCCACGGTGGTAACACCAGCGGCGGCAATGGCGGATTCGGCGGAGGCGGTGGTGGTGGTGCAGCTTCAGGCGGCCTCGGTGGTGGCGGTCAAGGTGGTGGGGTAGCATCCGGTGGCGGCGCAGGTGCTGTAGTTCTCTATTGGACGGATGGATATTGATATGCGCAAAGCATGGATTGAAGACGACCGCATCCGCGACATCGCTCACTCAGAGCCAACGGAGATCTATCACCCCGACGTGGCAGTCTTCTACGACACTGAAGTCCCTGACGACGCTGTGAACGGTGACGGCTGGGTCGACGGCGTTCTGGTGAAGCCTGAGCCCTACGTGCCGCCGGTGATCGACGCTCCCGCTGAAGAAACTCCGACGGAGTAACGCGCATGTCCACGACCATCAGCGGTGATACCGGGGTTACGTTTCCTAACGCGTCCGTGCAGTCGGTCGCGGTATCGCAGACGACGCCCTTCGCTGTCACGGCATCTGCCATCGCGGGCGCTGAGGTTCAGTTTCCTGAAGCAACGAACAATGGCGTGAGCTACGTCGCCCTGAAAGGGCCTAACTCGCTGGCTGCGAATATCACGTTTACGCTGCCTATCGCTGATGGCACGAATGGTCAGTATCTACAGACGAATGGGACGGGTCAGCTGACGTTTGCGAGCGTCTCTCCGGGTGGCACGACGGGGCAAGTGCAGGTCAACAATGCCGGTGTGTTCGGGGCTGTCGCTTCAGGTACTGCTGGGCAGGTACTGACTTCGAATGGCTCTGCGGTAGCACCGACATTTGCGGCCCCGCCTCTCGACGATGCGCTCATGATTTCGTTTTTCCTGTCCTGATTTTTGCGAGGTAAAGTGAGATGTCCAGTGTTGAAGTAAAAGCCGCTGTAAGCCTGAACGCCTCCGGTCCGGGTTTTGCCACGCTTTATACGGTGCCGGTTGGCAAGCAGGCGGTCGTGCGCACGGTGACTGCTACTAATACATCGCAGGGGTCCGTTACTATCTCCCCTACTCTTGGTCTTCGCAGGTCTAGCATTTTAACGCGGCTTTCGGCTTCCTCTATCCTTGCTAACGCTTCCGCAAACCTGCTCCCGGCAG